CGAACTGGAAAACAGCCTGATCGATACCACTGTTATACGTTTTATATGTGGATGTTGTAACTGCATATTTGTAAATCGTGGCTTTGCTTCACTTCAGGCGCTGAATCCATTTTGGTGCAATCTAAGTTTTTCGACCTGTTACCGAGGATAGTACTTTTCTAATCGTAGATACGCTTCCCTGTATGGCGATGTACCAATACAATGATGGGCGTTAATCAAAAAGTCAGTCAACTATCAGAGTTTCAGGTTCCGCATCTTATGTGTCGGCACTGTGGTGAGTGGCATCACCTTGATTCCTCTGCCTCTAACCGTGGGGGAGGTCACGTTGCCTGTTGGCCAATAACAGGATGTTGATTTACAATCACCACATTACAGTTGTGGTTAAACACTGTTGCGGCCATGTCGAGGCCAAGACCAGCAATCCTCATAACTATCCTGGGATGGGGAAAGACCCGGCGAGGAGTAACCGCTGGACCACGCATTAAAATTGAGGATTTTAATCCCCATGCGTGGGTGACCAGATAAAAACCCCGTAGGGCCAACGTAGGTCATTTCATGGACCAATACAAACCCCGATTGTTTTACCCCTCTTTCCTCATGCTGAAACGTCAGCAAAAGAAGCAAGCGCAATTATTAATTGATTGCGGTGAAGCTAACAATCAGGCAGACTTCATGGATGGTGCCAAAGATTGGCACAAAGCCAAGATTGAGAAGCGCCAGAAACAAAGACAACACACTAGCTCTGCCAAGAAGGTTTCCAAGACTTTCAAGGGAGGGCACAAACCCAAGCGCAAGAATCCCAAGCATGGCTTGTCTGCGGCTGAGAGGAATCAGCCGCGAGACGAGGTTCTGAGGGCTGCGCGTAAAGCGCAGCAGGCCATTAGAGAGCGTGCAACCCTTATGAGGAGGCTTGACGCTATTGTTGGACCCACTGTGATAGAGCAGGCTTTAGTCTGCTCTAACACTGATCTCTTGAACCCAGGGCCTTCATCACGCCACGTTCGAGTGCAGCTATCCAAGATGGCTGCCAAGGAACCGGTGAGGATCGAGGCCATCACACCCCTCAAGCCCAAGGTCGAAAAGGCAGCAGCTGCTGCAGCTGCAGCTGCACCTGTAAAGGCTGATGCACGGGCGGGGTATGTGAAGAAATCTCAACGCAAAAAGCACAAGCCTACAGCGGTTGAGATAGCTGAATCACACTGCACATTTGCTCCAGCTGAAAACGACATGGAGGCTTTCATTGTAGAAGAACCGGTGGCAACTCAAAGTGCGGTCGCAGTGAATTCAACAGCAAAAAGTGTTGAATCACCAATGCCGGCCAATAATCCTAGAGTGGATGATGCCCGTTCGACTCAATTGAAGCCAGAAGTGCCTCTTGAGGTTGGGCTGGAAGTAGTGACCAAGCCTTTTGTGGTCAGACACATTAAGGCCGCCCAACTACAACCAGCAGTTGTGCAAAGGCCGGCAGTACCATTGCCGGCTCCAGTTCGACCGGCCTTGCCATTGGCTGTTGCCAATGTGCCAGAGCCTGTTGAAATTCTACCACCATTGAGGCAGCATTTTGAATTGGTGGAAGACCGATTTAATTGGTCTATACCAATTCCGACCTTTTTCTTTTGGGCTCTTGTTGTTTGTTATGTGCCTCTTCCTTTTTGCCCTGCCTACATTGATAACGTGGTGGCTAGAATGTTCATCATCCTGGCCGTCTTCTTTATCGGTCATTTGTGGCGTCTTTGTACGAAGGCGCCTAGTGTTGCCAAGGCTGTGGCAAGTTATTGCTCTGAGTGGTTGAAGTGTGAACCTCAGGTTGACATGCCTAAAGAAGTACCAGTTCTTGAAGGCAGAATTTTGTGCAGAGAAGAAGTCAGGGGCCTCATAGCCCCTAAGTGCTGTAACAAGTATAGCCATCAAGTTACAGTAGTCCCCGTGGGTTCAGATGACAGGATCATTAATGATCTTGGAATGCCCGCGGTGTCCAGGCCTTATGAATTGGCCGCTATCTTCTATAAACCCAATAAACCAATTTGTTGGTCTTATTGGGTTTATTTCATGCCCATTAAATTGCTCATATGTTTGTTTGTTATTATTAACACGATTGCAGTTATGAATGCTGCCTTTGGGCCTACCAGTATAGGCCAACATTGTGAGCTTGTCGAACATGAGGAGTGTGGCAACGTTTGCGCTTATCCACACGCAAACGGCACCATAAATTTTACCTATGCTTATGGTGGCCGACCTCTTACGGCTGACGAGATTGCTAGACCCAGTCCTTTGAATTATAGTCAGCCGTATTGTACCTGGGGCTGTTGGCGTACAACTGATGTTGACCCTGTCAAGGCTTGCTGGTTCTATTATGAACCACGCCAATCTGGCCCCATTTTTGATGCATTGTTTAATGTCAT